TTACTATAATTGGTTAACGGCTCGAGGATTTAAAACGGTTCGCCCAGACAGTTACCATTTTGGTCCAGATGCCCATGTTGCCTGGGCCAAATTCTTATACCAAACTTTAGTGCAAAAGCACTTGACACAATAATCATTATATGCTATTATAACGATATGAGATATCTACTTGTTGACACCGCTAATACCTTTTTCCGTGCTAGACACGCCGCCCACCGCCAAAGCGATACCTGGGATAAACTAGGTTTTGCTATTCATGTAACACTAAATAGTGTTAGTAAGGCATTTAGAGATCAAAAGGCTACTCACGTTATTTTCTGTTTAGAAGGTCGTAGTTGGCGTAAAGACTTTTATGCACCGTATAAAGCCAATCGTGCTGTAGCCCGTGCCGCACTCACCGAATCAGAAGCCGAAGAAGATCGGTTATTTTGGGAAACCTTTGATACACTCAAAGACTTCTTGTCTAATCGAACAAATTGTACAGTATTACAACACCCAGACCTAGAAGCAGATGATTTAATCGCAGGGTGGATACAAGCCCATCCACACGATCATCATACCATTGTAAGCAGTGATACAGACTTTTATCAATTACTATCAGAAAATGTAAATCAATATAACGGGATTGCAGATGAGCTCCATACTATTCAAGGTATTTTCGACAAGAAAGGTGCCCCAGTCAAAGATAAAAAGACTAAGGAACCAAAAGTCATTCCGGACCCTAAGTGGATTCTTTTCGAAAAGTGTATGCGGGGAGATCCGACCGACAATGTCTTTTCGGCGTATCCCGGGGTCCGTAAAGTGGGAAGTAAAAATAAAGTTGGGCTCACAGAGGCGTTTGCTGACAAAGATGCAAAAGGCTTTGCGTGGAATAATATAATGCTACAGCGGTGGACTGATCATAACGATGTTGAACATCGTGTATTAGATGATTATCAGCGTAATGTAACCTTGGTAGATTTAACTGCACAACCCGAAGAAGTTAAGGCCAAAATTGTAGGCACTATACAAGGCAACTCTGTTGCACTTAATCGTCCCATGGTAGGCGCACAGTTCTTAAAGTTTTGTGGCAAATATGATTTAATTAAGATGGCAGACATGGCCGACAGCTATGTTCGTTTTTTAGAAGCAAGTTATCCAGAAAAATGACCGACATCCTTTGGGTTCCTATCGTGGGCCTTGCATTAGCAATCCTATTATTTGTTGTGTTTTTTCTAGCAATGTCAGTAGCAGCAATATTAGACATATACGATGAACATAAAAATCGTGTATGGAATGAATTACAACGCATTAACTATGAACGTCGCAGACCAGCGGCAAAATAAGGAGAAGTAAATGGAAAATATTAGACAGTGGTATTTGCGTAATCATACAGAGATTACATGGTTTTTAATTGGGTTTTTAACTCTAGCCGGCTTCCATGATTTAAGCATTGGTGATTATACAGGTGCCTTAATTGACTTTGGACTTGCTTATGTTAATTATTTTCTTAGTAAAAGATGACCGCCGTTAAAGAACATTTAATTATGTGGCCCACACTAATCATATTAGGTGTGGCCTTGTTCTTATTGTTGTACGGTATCAACTCCAGCCTGGGTCGTGGACCGGCAATGTATAATTGCAGTATAGCGGAAATTAGTCCGGACTATACTACAGCAATGAAAGAAGAATGTAGAAAGTTAAGAAAACCATGACTGAATTAATCGCTAAACCTGTTGTAAAGAATAAGATGTGGATTGTTGAAAGCCTTGGCACCAAGGTTGGTAATATCATGGCTGTAGATGAAGGCGGTGTTGTTTACCTACACGACAATCAGCGTGAAATGTTTCCTAGTATTAAATTGCTTAGTAAGAAATATAATATTGAATTTGTCAAAGCCGAAAAAGCCAAGAAAGAAAAACTAGATAACTATGATGTCTACGGTTATCCAACTAACACGCAACCGCAAAACGAAGTTCTTGATGTTCAACGCTACTTGCCTATCTATACCAAAGGTGCTAAGTCAAAGAGTTTCTTCTGTGCTGGCTACTACATTATTAAATTCTCTAGTACTTGGGTTCGTGCATATTGCCCTAAACTGATTACACTTAATCGTTACGAATACGAAGGTCCTTATAAAACACAAGAACGTATGATTGAGGCAATGAAAGAACGAAATGGACAGTAATTTACCATTACACGTTAAAAAGTTTAACGATAAGCTAAGAGCTATGAATCAAGCTAACGCCAAGATTCTGACTCTAAATGCCGAAGAAGCTCGTAGTTTACAGGCCGAAATTTACGATTTGATGGCCACGATTGCTAGTTTGTCGGCCGCAACAGACTCTAACGCTACCATTGAAATTAACATGGATGGCGGTGGCTTTAAATAATGTACGTATATTAAGAAGATAAATAAACTGTATATCAAGGATTAGTGAAATGTCTAGACCAAAGCCGACGGTGTTGTTGGACCACGTAAACAAGACTACTTACAAAAGTGAGCAGGTATTAGCCAGTGAAGGTATCTGGGCGGTGTTCTACGACAACCAACCTATCAATCTAAAAACAAGTAATATCCTTGTAGCTTATCCGGGCCCTAAGTACCGCAAAAATTCTTTTAGTAATCCCGGACACGCAATCAATCTTTGCAAGAAGCTCAACACTTTATTTAAGAGCGACAAGTTTAGCGTTGTACTCTTACGTGCCGGTGACCGAATTTTCCCCTAAGCGTTACACGCAACGCCAACTCACAAAAATTTTTATCGAGCAAGGCAACTTGCCCATCAGTATGACCACCGACATGCAAAGACGTTGGTGGAAGAATCCTACTGACCCAACTAGTCTCAGACTCACCTTACAAGGCCTACAGTTTGTCAAGGCAGTTCTTAAAATACAAAGTTATGACTTTGACCTTCCGGGTGAACTAACTAATCATCACTTACTACAATTAGAACGACAGTTTAAGAGTATGTACTATCTACTTAAACGTCAAAAGATTCTTGTCTTTGAAGAAGAAGAAGCTCTAATGCTTACTCTACACGGCAATGACCTAGTGTCGTATTTAGACAACATAGAACGACAAAGTTAGTAAACACTAACCTAAGGTTTACCAAAAGACATTGACAGACTTATAATACTCCTGTATAGTTATAACTAAGCAATCATGCTTAACCCATTGCAGATATACTTAAAAATATCCAGCAATTACAATTAGGAGAATTAAAATGGCAGTTTCTAAATTTATTGCAGTAAAGTCAAAACAAACTATTCCTGTGCCGCAAAGTTATGCCGCACAATGGAACTCACGTTACACCCACTCTGGTGCAGACTACTTAGATCTTAATAAAAGATTTAATACTAGTGTTTCAAGTGTGCCGGTACTAAAACAAACCGGCATTCGTAGTAATATCTCTAACGCAATTTCCGAGTTTCAAAAACGCTATCCCACGTATACTAAATTTGAGGATCTACAACTTGTAGAACCCGGCTATGTTCCACTTAGCGATATCTTAATTGATGTTACTATTCAACGTGTGCTTGATTTAACTTGGGTGCGCGAAATTCTTGAAAACTTCCGTGAAGTACAGGCACAACCTATCCAGGTATACGAAGTCATGGAAGGTAATGACGAAGTTGGTTACGTTCCTACTGGTAAAAAATTATACGCAAGTTGGGACGCTCAACATACCGCTATTGTATATTGGATTATTGCTGTAATGATTTTTAAACAGGATCCTACCAAAGTTATGGTTCCAGTAAACATTTACAAAATTACCAACCGTGCAGATATTCGTAAAAACTTTGTATCTGGTAATAGCGAAGAAGGTAAAAAATTATTAGACAAGATTGACTTGTTTACACAAATGATTTTTGGTGTACGCCTTGATGGTGCCACAGACAAAGATTGGTTAGAAGCCGATACTAAACAACAGCACTTAGAAGATGGTGATTTGTTTGTAACCGCAGAAAAATTTGGTAATACTAATCAACCGGGTGCTATCAGTCGTATGCAAGAGATTGATCGCTATACTAGCGATGTTATCCGGAAGTTTGTACTGTACACTACTACTATCCCAGCAGGTCGCCCAATTGATTCGCAAGAAATTGAGATCATGTGCGCTTTCTTTGATATGGCTAAGAACGCTGGCATTGACTATACAGATCAAGAAATAGTAGATCTTGGCAATCACCTTAACTCCTTGTTTGGTGCTAACTTCCACGAATCCAGTACATATTGGAATCAGGTGCGTACTGCCTACAACAACTGGTGGAATAACTTTTATAAGAAAATTCCTGTAAGCCATCGTCCTAAAAATACTAAGATGGCCAAGAACTGGAACTCGGGAGGTACATTCCTTTGGCACCAACTTAACAAATCTTGGACTGGGCATCAACTTCCGCCATTGAGTTCAAGTACACCTTTTATTCCTGATACAAAGGACTTGTACTAAAATGACTACACTACAAGAAGGCATGCAAGCCACTAACCAAAAACGAAAAGCCAGTGTTAAACGTAACAACAAGGCCTATGAGCAGGCTTTGTCAACAACGACCGCAGAACTAGAACGACTACTAGAGTTATATCGTACTACAGTATTTGAAGAAGACATGCGGGCTAGATTGTTGCGCGACAGCATTGATCATCATATCCGTCGGTATCACAAATATGCTATTCAAGGCAAGATTAAAAGTCACTACCATCAACGTGGTGTTAGTCTATTACCCAAGGATACTATTTTTGAACACGTGATTCCGGCAGCTACTGTAAGAGATAAACTAATCAACGGAACACTTAGTATTATACAAGCTCTTAATGTTCCTACTTGCCGTGTTAGTCTTGCTGTTGATAAAGCATTACGGGCAAATGGTTTACACGATAATACACCAGATGGTTGGTTTATTTTTAGACGTTATCTTATTGCTTGTCCAGACATTCAGATTGAAACTTATAATGGTGTGGTTATAAAAGATTTATATAATTATACATTACAAGATCATTTTAACTTTTGCGGAATTTTATGAGCTACTTAGACGAAATTAAAAAGAAGTACGATATCACAGACTACAAGGAGGCAAGGGTAGAAATACCCGAGCTTCCTAAAGACGGTATTGTGCTCGTTGTGGGTACTAGCGGTAGTGGTAAAAGTACTATTTTGCGTAGCATGGGCGAACTCAAACAACCCACAGTTGAAAATAGTTGTACAACTATTGATAACTTCTCTACACCCAAACGTGGAGAAGAACTGCTACTTGCCTGCGGATTGCGTAGTATTCCTACATGGTTTCGCCCACCTAATACCTTAAGTAACGGCGAGTTCCACAGGTTTGAAATGGCTTTAAGTTTAGATCAAGGGCTTGGCACAGTAGATGAGTTTACTAGTGTGGTAGACCGCGATACTGCTAAAAGTCTTGCATTAAGTATTCGCAAGTATTATGATCGTCGTGGTACAACCGAGCCACTGTACATTGCTAGTTGCCATAGAGACATAGTAGAATGGTTAGATCCGGACTACGTATATGACACAGATCTCTGTGTCTTAGAATCACGGAGGTCACTTCTTCGACTGGGGACAAGACCACAACTTGCACTCACCATCAAAAGCTCAAGTGTTGACTATTGGAGATATTTCAGTAAGTATCACTATCTAGATACAGCAATCAGTAAGTCGGCGCATTACTATGTCTTACTCCTAGGTGACAAGCCTATTGGGTTTCATGCCGCTATACATTCAACTAATAGAGATATTCATAGCTACTGGCGTGGACATCGTACTGTAATCCTGCCCGAGTTTCAAGGTATGGGTATAGGTACAGCGTTTAGTGATGCCATTGCTAAAATTTATGTAGACAAGGGCCTACGTTACTTTAGCAAAACGGCACACCCCAGCTTTGGCGAACACAGGGAAAAGTCTGACTTATGGCGCCCCACATCAATGAATAAGAAAAGTCGTGTTGGTAGTTACTTAAACAAGGACGGTACTGCACGTGAAATGAAGGGCTATGGCGGCACAACTACTGTCCGTGATGCTTATCGTGTTTGCTACAGCCACGAATATATTGGTAAAAAAGTGTAACGCAACTGTCATAATATACATACTAAATAAATTAAATCGGGTACAAGATAAGGTACACACTGGAGTCCGTAACCAGTAACAATTCTGTAATAATTTTACAACACATTGAGCGATAAATATGGTTATGACAGCCAAAACTTATCGCTCAATTTTTATTTCTGACATACACTTTGGTACTCGCGACTGTAAGGCAGAAGCTCTCAATAACTTTCTAAAGCACAACACCTGCGAAACACTTTATCTTGTGGGCGATGTGATAGATGCCTGGAAAATACAGCAAAACAAATGGCGTTGGAAACAGAGCCACACCAATGCTATTAGACGAATCTTAGGCCACGCTAAACGAGGAACTCGTGTGATCTATGTAGCTGGCAACCATGACGAATTCCTTCGTCCACTAATACCATATGGTATGGGTTTTGGTCAAGTAGAAATAGTAAATCAAGCAGAACATGTAGGCAAAGACGGTCGGCGTTACCTAGTAACCCACGGCGATTTATTTGACGGTATTAGTAAATTAGCACCATGGTTAAACTTTCTTGGAGACAAGCTATATGATTTTATTCTTGGCCTTAACAGTCGTTTTAATTGGATTCGTCACCGCATGGGGTTTGGTTATTGGAGTCTCAGCAAGTACCTCAAACACAAAGTCAAGTCGTCCGTGGATTTTATTTTTCAATTTGAGCTTAATCTTGCTGGTTATTGTCGTAAGCGTGGGTTTGATGGAGTTATATGCGGTCACATCCATCATGCCGAGATAAAAGAAATTGATGGTATAGTTTATATGAATGATGGAGATTGGGTTGAATCAATGACAGCATTGGTCGAACATCATAATGGCAGTTGGGAGATAGTAACTTGGACTCAAGAACATGATAGTGCTACTGCTGACCAATAAGCGACTGGGTTACGAAGCTCGTCGACTCAAAGAAGAATTTGAGTCTCGAGGACATCATGTTGACCATAATGTTCCTACAGCTACACCCGATGTGGTAGTTGCTCGTCAATTGGGTCTGCTCAATTCCAGCAATTTATATCTAGCTCTACACTACCACGGATTGGGAGTAAGAGTTATAAATACTCCCCAAGCAGCAATATTGGCCAAGAACAAATATGACAGCGGCAAATTATTTCAAGCCAACAACTTGCCAGTTCCTCGCACAGAACAACTTACTACTATAGATCAAATTAGAAATTTTAACTATCCAGTGGTAGTTAAAGTTCTACGTGGCAGTAGAGGCCATGGAGTTTATCTTTGTCACACCCGTGAACAAGTTGAAAACAAATTCAATGGTCCGGATCCAATGATTATCCAAGAATACATTGACGCTCGACCCGGACAGGACCTGCGGGTGTTTGTAGTCGGTGATCGTGTCATAGGTGTTATGCATCGTCAAAGTGTTGATGGTGATTTTCGTGCCAATATTAGCCAAGGTGGTCAAGGCCAACCCTACACACTTACACCTGAAATAGAGAATTTAGCTCTAACTGCTGCACGGGTAGTGGGTTTAGAAATCTGTGGAGTTGATCTGTTGTTCGATCATTCAGGTTTTCGAGTTTGTGAAATCAATACCAGCCCCGGATTCAAAGGATTTGATCGATACTGTAACTCCGATATGGCTCGGGTCATAGTTGATTATATTGAACAACAATGTGGCTCCTTGTAATTATTGCTATGAATATAAACAATCCTGCTGATCAACCAGGACGGATAACCATTGAATTTGATACTGAACAGGCTTGTATTCGTGCTCAGCATAGTGTGAAATATCAATTCAAATTTGAAGGATTCAAGGTCAACGCACAATGTCAAAAACAATCCTCATCATAACAGATAATGTCCCGGATCAAATTAACGGCGTGGTCACAACTTTCAAAAACCTGGAAGATCATGCTTGCCGTAACGGGTATAGTGTTGTTTATATTGATCCCGGGCAGTTCCCTAATTTTGCTTGCCCTGGCTATCCTGAAGTTCGCCTCTGTTGGCCGCACGGTATCAGTAAAAAAATTAAGGCGTTACAGCCTGACTTTATACACATCGCTACGGAAGGGCCTGTAGGGTTTTTTGCCCGCTGGTGGTGCGAACGAAATGCTATTCCTTATAATACTAGTTATCATACTGATTTTGCCAAGTTCTTAAAGACAATGTATCATGTACCCGAGTCCGTGACTTACTGGTACTTACGTTGGTTCCATAAAAATAGCCATCGGGTGTTAGTAACAACTCGAACAATTAAACAAGATTTAGAAGAACATGGGTTTAAGAACTTAGTAGTTTGGTCGCGTGGTGTTAAGCGTGATCTAACGCCTAGTCAAGAACGCTATGAACGTACTAAGCCGATGCTATTAAACGTAGGTCGTGTTAGTGCCGAAAAAGGGCTAGCTGAACTTGTGGGGCTAGATTATGAGTATACACTTGTTATAGTAGGTGATGGTCCGTATATGTCAAGAGCCAGAGAACTATTGCCCAATGCTAAATTTGTTGGGTATAAGTCTGGACAGGAGTTAGTGGACTACTACAATCAAGCAGATGTATTTGTATTCCCTAGCTCAGCAGACACTTTTGGTTTAGTTATCATTGAAGCAATGGCACAGGGTACACCTGTTGCAGCATTTCCAGTACAAGGTCCCATAGACATTATTGAAAATGGTGTAAATGGATATATGGATAACGACTTAGACGTTGCTATAGAACAATGCTTAACGCTGGATCGTGTGCAAGTTAAAGAGTCTAGCAAGCATTGGACTTGGGAAGAGTGTTGGAGGATTTTCCGGGACAATTTAGCAGAAATATAATCTGTTGCTAAAAAACAACACCCAAAACCGCCGTTTTTAGGCGGTTTTTTACGGGGTAAAATTCTGGTTGTACCAAAATTGCCAAAATGCTATAATGTTTGTATAGTAATTAATAAGGAGCTAGACATGGAAGTTCAAGTAAAAGACATTATTCGTGCTTATGACTTTAAACCAATGGTTGGTCGTACCGATTGCTTTGTTGAAGGTACGGTTTTAGATCGTTGCGATACTACCCACGGTTATCAAGCATATAAAATCCGCGTTACTCGTGATGTATTTGATGGCAAAGAATTTAACGAAGTGGCATACAAAGAAGTAGAGAAACACCGTGTTGGTGAAATTGTATTTGTTCCTTGGAAGGTCAGCTTTATGGAATACCAAGGTCGTGTTATTAACTTGTCAAGATAAGGAGTAGATATGTCTACAGTAGAATTCAAACAGAGTTTGCGTGCCGTACCTGTCAAGGAAATTACCGATAAAATTGAATACTATTCTGGCTTTGAGCCACGTGGTGTCAACTATCAAAACATGCTGGACCTGTACGAAGCTGAACTTGAACGTAGATTTTTAGCATGGGAAATCTGCGAAGTATGAGCAATGAAGGTAACTTGTTTATCATGGCCTGGGACTGCAATGGTCTCGAGGCTGTGGTTAATATAACCGAGTACGAAAAAGAATCTACTTGGGCTATGTTACAAGACAAGGAACCTCCAAAACAGATTGGTCATATAGTAAATTACCTAATGATACGAGCTCGTGCAAACGGTCAAAGGCATTACGAAATCTATACTATGACCGTTCAAGAAGGTATCACAGATGAAGATATTCGTAGTATGTTTGAGTCGGATCCGCAAGGTAGTGCAGATTTAATTCGAGATCGTGGCAACCAGATCTACAGCGATCGCAGAGATAAAACGGCAGTAAAAATTGTTTGACGTTAAATTCTCAATACTGTATAATAGTTCTATAGTAGTTAATTAATCGTAGTTAAATTTTTTGGGAGTCGTAAATGAGCGTTAGTGAAAATCGTACAGTTACCCCAGCAGAGACTCGTAGTCGTTTGCTCAGGGCATTTAAAGTTAAGCGTCCAGTATTTTTGTGGGGTCCTCCCGGAGTTGGTAAGTCAGAGTTGGTTGCTGACTTAACTCAAGAACTCGGTGGTTTGTGTATTGACTTGCGTCTTGGTCAAATGGAGCCGACAGATTTGCGTGGTATTCCGTTTTATAACAAAGACAATGGTAAAATGGACTGGGCCGAACCAATTGACTTACCAACCCAAGAAATGGCCAAAGAGTATCCTGTTATTACACTATTCTTGGACGAAATGAATGTGGCGGCTCCGGCTGTACAAGCCGCGGCTTATCAATTGATTTTGAATCGTCGTCTAGGCAAATATCACTTGCCAGATAACGTAGTTATTGTAGCCGCAGGTAACCGCGAGTCGGACAAAGGTGTGAGTTTCCGTATGCCAATGCCACTTGCGAATCGTTTCGTACACTTAGAAGTACGTGCAGATTACGATTCTTGGAACGAGTGGGCTGTTCAACATCGTGTACATAAAGACGTTGTTGGTTACATCGGTTTTGCTAAACAAGACTTAATGGATTTTAACCCACGCTCAAGCTCACGTGCTTTTGCTACACCACGTAGTTGGAGTTTCGTATCAGAATTCTTGTACGATGATGATGCCACAGACGCAGAATTGGCAGATTTAATTGCTGGTACTGTAGGTGATGGTCTTGCTGTTAAGTTCATGGCACACCGCAAGGTTGCTGGACAAATGCCTAATCCAAGCGAAATTTTAGCTGGTAAGGTTAAGGAACTTAAGGTCAAAGAAGTATCGGCAATGTACTCGTTGACTGTATCCATGTGCTATGAATTGCAGGATGCTTATGCCAAGTTGGGCAAGGATAAGATCAATGATTGGCACGCCATGGCAGATAATTTCTTCCGCTTTATGATGGATTGCTTTACTACTGAATTGGTTGTTATGGGTGCCAGGGTCGCACTTACGACATATAATCTTCCACTAGTACCAGGTAAGCTCAAGAACTTTGATGAATTCCACAAGCGTTACGGGAAATATATTATTGCCGCAGGCGGTAAGTAAGAGTCACTAGCGTAGTCACTGACGCAGGAGGCAGGTGCAAACCATAAGTCCTCCTTTTTCTACTATGAAAAAACTTACAATTCTCGTTGTTTTATTATTACAAGGGTGCGCTGTGCCTATTATAGTATCAATGGGAATAGGTGCCGCAAGTGTTGCAGTAAATGAAACTACCGGTAAGACCGTTACCGATCATGTTGTTAGTACTGTTAATGGCAAGGATTGTAAAGTATCGCGAGCAATGGACCATAAAGATATGTGCCAAGACGAAGTAGTAGAAACTCCCAAAGTAGTTGCAGAGAAACCTATTGTTATCAGAGTAACTGCCACTAGTAGTGTAGATGATATGGAAAGAGTATTAGCTCAACGTAGGGCGCAGAAATGAAAGTAACTAAGTTAGATCGACGTCATAACTGTTACATGATCATGAAGTATCACGTTGAGGTTAACTTCAAGCATCTCTGTGGCAATGACGACAGAATTGAACTTTTTAAAGAGTGGCGGGCTTGGTGTTGGGAAGTGTTTGGGACGGGGGTAGAGACCAAATGGATTACCATTCACCCAGTAGATGCTGGCACAGAAGGTCAATGCCAAATGGTATCAAAGAATAGATGGGCATGGCATACCGAGTACGGCGAAATGCGATTGTACTTTAAAGACGACGAAACCTTAAGTGCGTTTATGCTACAATGGGGTTAAAAAACCGTTGTTTTTAGACTACAGACAGATAATTCCCAAAATGCTATAATATATGTATAGTGAAAATTTGGGAGAATACGATGGGTTATAAAGTGTTAGATACCGTGGACAATATGCGTAATAATTATGGTCCACGCAAGGGCTTAGAAGGTCCATTTAACTTTTCCGGTCGTGTATTATACTACGATCCACGCGAAGGTGCTTACTACGATCCACGTACAGACTTCTATATAAGCAATAAAGAAATGGATATAATCAACGGTCATTTGGTTGAATTATTATCTGCATAATCAGCATTATTAATTCTCAATATGCTATAATTATATATAATAAGGGAGCAAAATAAATGACCACACTAGCAGAAAAATCAAAGGTAGTAACAGTAACAGATCCCAAAGTAGATGCCGCGGCTAAAGACAAGCTGGTTACCGCACGTATTGGTCTGTTACTTCGTCAGCCATTCTTTGGTAATTTAGCCACACGCATGAACCTAATCAATGCAGATGAATGGTGTCCTACTGCCGCAACAGACGGACGTCGTTTTTACTACAATAGTGAGTTTGTAAATTCACTTCCACTTAAACAATTAGAATTCCTAGTAGGCCACGAAGTGTTACATGCTGTGTATGACCACATGGGACGTCGTGGTAATCGTGATCCTAAACTGTGGAATATCGCCGATGACTATTGTGTAAACTGGGACTTGGTAGAACAACGTGTTGGAGATAAAATTCCTGTGGCATTGTACGATGGTAAGTTCAAAGGCATGAGTGCAGAAGAAGTCTATGACTACTTGTACGAAAATGCTGACAAAATCAACATTGACCAATTAATGAAACAGTTGTTGGATGAGCACTTAGATGGTACCGGCGACGAAGAAGGCGACGAAGAAGGTGATAAGCCAGGCAATGGTCGACCTAAGTTATCTGAGCAAGAAAAGAAAGAAATCCGTGACGAAGTTAAAGAAGCAGTATTAGCCGCGGCGCAGGCAAGTGGTGCAGGTAATTTGCCGGGTGGTGTTAAGCGTATGATCAAGGATTTAATCGAGCCCGTTATGGATTGGCGCGAACTGTTGCAACAACAGATTGAATCCACTGTAAAATCGGACTTTACTTGGGCACGTCCAAGTCGTAGATCGTGGCATATGGATGCTGTTATGCCAGGTATGAAACCTGGAGAACAGATTGATGTAGTTA